AGATCAATGGAGATCGTATGCCATCTGTCAATTGACTAAAAGGTGGCAGTGGGAAAAGGGCGAACCAACCCCACCACGAATTGAGATGGGCGACTTTGATAAACATGCCGCTGAGTTTGACTTTATGAAAAGGATGTATACCGTGGTGAAGTTCTACCAGAAACATCACGAGGCGGAGAACTTTATTGAGGTGCCGTTCAAAGATGTTATCGCTATGGATGCAGTAAGTCCGATAACGAAAACACCAAAACTTGATTTATCTGATGAGGTTCAAGAGTGGATTACAGACATGACACCATTCGACAAACCCCTAGAGGAGACAGATAAGAAAGATGAGATGCTGTCCCTAAATGATTTGGAGAGTCAACTATGGCCTTCTTAGCACTACTAGTATTTTCTGCACTATCTGTCTCTGCTGTAGCGGGATGGTTTTCAATCGTAGGTTTGATGGCGATATTCCCTGCTGCTGCAATTGCCATCTTATCAATGGGTGCAGTATTGGAGGTGGCGAAACTAGTCACCGCATCGTGGTTGTATAGAAACTGGAATGATGCCGGTATACTACTACGAACATATTTCACAGCGGCAGTAATAATTTTGTCAGTCATAACCAGTATGGGTATATTTGGATTTCTATCCAAGGCGCATTTGGAGAATACCATACAGCAAGGAGGCACTAATGAACTACAAATTCAGAACTTGGAAAGACAGATTGAGAATGAACGAAGAATTATCCGTGATGGAGACCAGCTTCTATCACAACTGGATGAAACGGTCAACACTCTCATCGAATATGACAGAATCCGAGGCAAGAGCGGTGCTATTGCGGTCAGGGAAGGACAACAAGAACAACGGGACGATATCTTATCATCCATACAATCCAGCATTACGAGGATTGATGAGATCAGTGAAGAACTACTCCCGCTACAGAAAGAACGAATGGAGCTCGAGGTTGAAGTCGGGCCAATAAAATATATTGCAGAACTAATCTATGGTGAGTCCGACAAGGAAGTGCTTGAAAAGGCAGTGAGGTTCGTGATTATACTATTGGTGTTGGTGTTTGACCCTCTCGCCATCCTACTGGTGGTGTCTGCAAACATGACATACATGCAAAGGAAGGGCGAACTCATAACTGCTGTAGACATAGATGATACAGTGGTGGAAGAAAAGATCATACCAGAGGAACCCGATGACGGTGTGGTGGGTGGACTTGGTGATGAACCAGAAGTATCGCCACCTAGTGCGGTAGATGATGCAGCAGATGTCAGGGTTCAAAATAATATAGAGTTTGGTATTGATGACACTCAGATGAGAAAACTAGATAGGGGAACGAGAAATAAACTACAGTGGTTGATTGATAAGGTTGAAATAAAAGGTGACTAAACTATTTGTCAATGGGTGCTCTATCACGTTGGGTGCTGAGTTGGGTGAGGAATTAAGATACTTTGATGAAGGCCACAAAGAAGGTTACATGGCTGTTGACCATGACTACCGAAATGCTCACAGGTGGTCTACTCTAGTAGCAGAAAGATTCGGTATGGAGGCGATTAACATTGCCCGTGGGTCTGGATCAAACTGGAGAACGTGGAGATCAACGGTAGACTTTTTTGACAGTCGCCCAGATTGGTCTGGTAACGCAGTAATACAACTGACAGGATTTGAACGATTTCAGTTGCCACTCAACGAACACTTCATCGACAAGGTAAATCTATCTCACGAGGCATATCCACAAATCACGGAAGATTTCAACAAGTGGGCGATAGGTGGTGCGTATAGTGTAGAACATGATCATGTGAATCCACTAGAGGAATTCTCTCACTGGAATAAAGGTAGTTTAGATCGAATCCAACCCGATTGGTCTCAACCAGATCACGCTGCTACCAACCAAAATAACATGCAAAACATTTACAAGGACTTACACAGTGACATAATGGCAAACAAAAACTTTATGAGTCCTCTGTGGACTCTCATGGATTTTATGAGACTTACACAGACCATGATCTACTACTTCCGTGCTAGGAACATCAACTGTCTGCTATGGGATGCCATGTCAAACATACGATACATAGTTGACATGTCGCAGGCTCTGAGATGGGTAGAACAACACGAGACAGTCAGTGAGACCGTGGATGCCATGTATCAACATAACAACATGAAATGGATTGTAATTCTGTTCAATGACCCAGAGAAGTGGATAGAAATGCCACGAAGGACACACGAAAGATATTTTGGTATGTTGCGTGAGGCAGGGATGTATGAGAGGTTCTATAACAAATGGAACGCACTGAAGTCAATGCCAGAACTTTCCAAACATGATTACTCAGATATGTTTGTAAACCCGAAACACCCGAAGTTTGTAGGATGTAAGCCTGGTGGACATCCAGATGAAGCAGGACACAAAGCAATTGCAGATTTATTAATTGAAGAAATGACCTTGACACGCATGGTCTAATGGTGTATTATAATGGTATGTTTAACAAAAGGAGTGAACATGAATAAATCTAACATTTTTGAAGTCGTAACCAAGGGTGTCGCTGATATCCTGTATACAAAGAAGGATGGCACTGAAAGAGTCATCAAGGCAACTCTGCTGGAGTCTGTTGTGCCTACGGTAGAACAACCAAAAACTCTGCCAGATACCCATATCAACATCTTTGATGTGGAAAAAACTCAGTGGCGCACGCTAATTATTGATCAGATCAAGAGCGTCAGTGCATAAAACCCCTTGACATGCGTGGCTCCTCTGTGTTACTATATAATAGTAATACAAGGAGTCTACCATGACCGACAAAAAACCAACCAAAATTCGTAAGCGGCGAAAGCCAATGACGGAAGAACAACGTGCCGCTGCTGCGGAACGTTTGAAACTAGCACGAGAGAAACGTGCTAAATCTAACCCACCCACATACAAAAACGTCCACCCAGATGTCCTATCCTTACCCGAAGACCATCCACGGTCATTCGCAAAGGTGAAACAGTGGATCAAAGACAACCGTGAAAAGTTGCCTGCGATCCGACAACAAGTTAGGGCAAACCAGAAAGGCGCACTCGCTGAGGAAGCAATGATCAAAGGATACATTGCCCACATGGAGGCATACCTTAAAAATGGTGATTGGGTGTCAAACTTCTACGGTGCGAACATGGAGAAAAGACACATTCGCACATGTGTAGCGATGGCGTATGATGAGGATGGAAACCCCAAAAGAGAAAAAGGTGTTTTCTATCCCGATCTAGGATTTGTGTGGGGAATGGAAGATGATATTAGTTGATTATAATCAAATCAGTATCAGTAATCTGATGGCTGAGTTGAACAATAGGGATTCTGACCACATTGATTTTGATTTGGTCAGGCACATGATACTGAACACCATTCGTGGGTATCGAAAGAGATGGCACGAGGAGTATGGTGAAATTGTTATTGCTTGCGACAATCGCCGATACTGGCGCAGAAAAGTGTTTCCAAACTACAAAGCAAGCCGCAAGAAAACGAGAGAAGATAGTGGCCACGATTGGAACACAATCTTTGATGTTCTTGGTCAGGTCAAGGCAGAACTTGATGAGTTCATGCCGTATCCAGTGATTGACGTAGATGGTGCAGAGGCAGATGATGTCATTGGCACACTCGCTGAGTATAGTCAGTTGAACGATCTCAATCAAGAGTCACTATTTGACATACCGAAACCCATGTTGATTGTATCTGCTGACCACGACTTTCAACAATTACAAAAGTATGAGAACGTCAAACAGTGGTCACCAATTCGCAAGAAGTTTGTTGCCATCAAGGGTGATCCAAAACAGGTGTTGATGGAACATATCATATCAGGTGACAAGGGTGACGGTGTGCCAAACATTCTCAGTGATGATGATGTATTCACAGAGGGCAAACGACAAAGACCCATTCGCAAGGCACTGATCGCCGAGTGGAAGACAAAAGCACCAGAGGAGTGGGTCACGGGTGACATGGCCGCTGGATACATTCGTAACAAACAGATGGTTGATTTATCACAGACACCGCAGGACATCAAAAGTGAAATTGTAATGCAGTATGAGTTACAGTGCCGCAAGAATCGTAGTGAGGTGCGTGAGTATTTTCAACGACATAACTTAAATCGTCTGCTAGAAAGCGTTGATGATTTCTAGTATAAATATGTGTAGTGAATTACACAATGGAGTAAAAAATGAAATTTAGACAGACAGATGAAGGTTTTGATTGGGTTCTTGAAGGTGAGTCAGTTGATGAACAAGTGGAACGATTAAAGTCTTGGGCAAAAACAAATCAAACTCTTGTGCCACTAGTCCGTATGGGTGTTGGTGCAGAGAAGGTGGAGTGGAGACTGCCAGAGGGCATGCCAGAAACCATAAAGATTGATGAAGATACCCCAGAAGGAATGGGGCAGACATCCATTCAGTTAGAATGGCGCAGAGTCAAACAATTCTTTGACCCCGAAAGTAATATGAACAACCTACCCGATTGGAAACGGGAAATGAATTGGTTACAGATTCTTGAGGGTGTGCATCCAAAAGAGGCGAAAATACTTACCGCTGTAAAGGATGGCACGTTACTTGAAGTATATCCCAAGTTTGAGAAGTTACTCAAAGCACTCGGCATTGAGGAATACAACAAACCCAAAAAGAAAAGTAAACCCAGAAAGAAAAAGGACGCAGCATGAGCAACCGCAAACAAATCCTCGCAACCCAGAAATCATATCTACTGGCACAACGAGAAAAACACAAGTTGAATCTTGATTTGATGCTTGACAAACCTGTTGGTGTGGCAGAACACCCCGACATCATGGAGACAATTGAACAGGAGTTGGGCAAGATGGCAGAGTATGATGATAAACTTGCTATGTTGTCCTATTTTACGGATGGCTACTCGGGCAAGTAGATTCTTCTTATTCAAGTGTGGTGGGTGGAAAAACGAATACTGGATTGTGGATGAGAATTCACTACAGGATGTCCCGAAACCACGAGAACTGATCATAAAGTTTTCCCAGATCGAAAAGATCAGGGAGTATGTCATTGGGCAAAACAAAAACAATCTGCCCATAGTTGATCGCTGTCGAGATAGGACAGAGTGGCATACTCCAGAAGGCCGAGAACGTATCAGGCAGGCCAAACTAGGTGACAAACATCCCCATGCCAGTGGCCTGACCGAAGACCACAAACGCAAGATATCCGCCACAATGACAGGAACCCGCCGTGGGGAGTTCAACCCCATGTATGGGCGCAAACACAGCGATGAAACCATCGCCAAGATTCGCCAGAAGGCGTATGAGAGACCCAAAATGAGATGGTGTGTCGAACCATCGGGTAAAGCTCACCTAGTCAGGGCGGATGGAGACATCCCAAGCGAGTGGCAATGGGGCCGATTCTATGACAAATACCGTCCATCTGACTAAGCCCTTGATTTCCAAGGGAAAAATAATTTGAATTATTTTCGCTTTTCCTTTTAAATCAATGGCTTACAGAGGCAGCTTTTTCTTGACTTCTGCTTCCTAATGGCTTATAATGGCCACATGATGATGAGAAATGAGAGAGAAAATATGATTGATTTCGTTGCTGCAAAAGATGGTGGTTTAGAGTTTACTACCATTTGTGATACTAGAATTTTTGGTGCTACTCTTGAGGAGTGTGCAAAAATTATCGCTAGTCAAGGACTCGCCAATCGTGTGATGGGTTCTTCTTCAATGGACTTTGCTGATGAGTATGGTTTTGAGACCGCTGACGGTGCCATGACCATGTATCAATACGCAATCAAACTGTCAGGGGTTTAATTTATGAAAGTTGTCATTCACACTCAGTTCAAAGAAAACTATGGCGCCCATGATTGGGACGGCAAGGGCGAGTGCCCGCAGTATTGGAAGTTCAAGGGTGGCTCTACCTATGTTGTCGAGTGCAGTCTTGAACAGGCCATGTCTGGCCAGTTTTTCACTGATGTGGCGAAGTGCATCGAATACAAAAATGATTACTCTGAGGAGTATATCGTTGGCGAGAATCTGGTCGATGATATCGACTTTGATCCTACCAAAGTTGTGGCAGAGTGGGACACCGCTATCTACGCCACTGTGAGTAATGGTCAGTTGGACTGCCGTGAAGATGTGAAGGACTACACGATGGCCCGCAACATCATCGGCGAACGCACTTGGATGCAGTGTGAAGGTGGGCGATATGATGTGGCCCTAGAACGATTTGAGGAGGCGGCGTAATGGCTCGTTGGGAAGAATTTGAATGTGTGTTGTGTGGTGAAAAGTTCAATGAGTATGGTAACAATCCATACCCGTTGGCAGAAGAAGGTCAATGTTGTGACTCTTGTAACAATGATGTTATCGCTGCACGAATTGAGGCGATGATCGCCGATCAAAACAAGAGGGCTTTTGAGGAGTCAATAGGATGGTGAAACCATTCATTTTTGCAG